TCTGTACGCAGGTAGGCGGTTTTTTTATTGTTACAAAAAGGAGTTTTACGATGTCAAAACTTTCTTTATGTGAGATCCAACAGTCGCAGCTGGATAAAACTCCTATTGTGGATGGACAGCTGGTATGCTGCTTGGATACTGGAAACACTTACCGGGACACAGCCGGTGGGCGAGTTCGGATTGGAAGCGATCTGGAACGAGTAAGTGAGCTACCATTGGCCCCGCTGGCCGGGAAGATTTATTACCTGCCGCCCGGAGATTTATATATTTATAACTCTGGTTGGGTAATGCTGAATGATACTGATTTTACAATTGGGGCCAGTAAGGCTGATGCCACAGAAGCCAATTTGGAACTGAAACATGGTGATATGGCAAAGGGTACGGTAAAGGTGCGCGGCACCGGCATTACGAGCGTAACGGCGGATGCAGATGGGCGACTGATTATCAACACCCCAAACCCGGAAGCTGTAATTGACGAGATTACGAATACCGAAATTGATAATTTATTCAAAGACGAATAGGAGGAAACAATATGGCATTTTTGAATTATGACGGTCTGCTTTATTTTTGGCAGAAAATTAAAGCTTTGCTGGCCGGTAAGGTGGACAAGATTGATGGCAAGGGACTTTCGACCAACGACTATACCACTGCTGAGAAGAATAAGCTGGCCGGGCTGAAGAATTACACCCACCCGACAACCAGCGGGAATAAGCATATCCCTGCTGGCGGCAGTGCCAACCAGATTTTGGGTTGGAGCGCGGACGGCACCGCTAAGTGGGTAAACGAAAAGGATACCATCTACAGTGTGATGAGCGGCGCAACGGTTGATGCGGATGGCAAGAGCGGACTGGTGCCCAGCCCGACGAAGGGTGCGCAGCGCTGGCTTGATTCGACCGGTGCTTGGACGACCCCGCCGGACACCACCTATGGAGCTGCAAGCACCACGAGCGCTGGCCTGATGAGTGCCGCCGATAAGAAGAAGCTGGACGGTGTTGCGGACGGCGCAAACAAATATGTACACCCAGTTACAAGCGGCAACAAGCACATCCCGGTAGGTGGTTCTGACGGCATGATCCTGGGCTGGAGTGCCGATGGTACGGCCAAGTGGGTTGCCGACAAAGATACCACATATACCAACTTTAAGGGTGCGACTGCTGATACGGCTGGTAGTTCCGGCCTGGTGAACGCACCTGCCAAAGGGCAGCAGGGCTTGTACCTGCGCGGTGACGGCACCTGGGCAACCCCAACCAATACTACTTACAACGATGTAACCCAGAGCGCACACGGTTTGATGACTGCCGCAGATAAAAAGAAGCTTGACGGCATTGCTACCGGTGCCAACAAGTATGTACACCCCAGCTATACCGCACATGACAGTGGCCTGTACAAAATTACTGTGGATGCGACCGGACATGTGAGCGCTGTGACTGCGGTTGCCAAGGGCGATATTACGGCATTGGGTATCCCCAGCACAAACACCACCTACAATGATGCCACCCAGAGCACCCATGGCCTGATGAGCACTGCCGACAAGAAGAAACTGGATGCTTTTGGCGAGGCAAGCACATATGCCCTGAAGAGCGACATTACCGCTATGTACCGTTACAAAGGTAGTGTGGCAAGCTATGACAAGCTGCCGACCAGCGGCCAGATCATTGGCGATGTATACGACGTTGGCAATGGCATGAACTATGCCTGGAATGGTGAGAAGTGGGATGGACTGGGCCAGGTGTTTACCATTGATGCGATCCAGAACACTGAAATTGATACCATTTTGGCGTCTTAAAAACTAAACCAAGAGGAGGTGTGGTAAAGTGGGATATTTGAGTAACGCGGGGTTGAGCTACTTTTTTGGCAAGCTGAAAACCATTTTTGCGCCCATTAGCCACGGGCACGGGGGAGCTACACAGAGCGCAGCTGGCTTTATGAGCGCAGCCGATAAGAAAAAATTGGATGGGATTGCCGAGGGGGCGAACAAATATAGCCTGCCTACGGCGACCAGCAGTGTGTTGGGCGGCGTGAAAACCGGAGCGAACATTACAAACAACAGCGGCGTGCTTAGTGTGACAGCGGACAATGTAAAGGATGCACTGGGATACACCCCACCCGAACAGGACACAAACACATGGCGGCCGGTTGTGAACAACTTGACCAGCAGTGCGACCGACCAGAGCCTTGCGGCAAACCAGGGTAAGATCCTGAATGAGAGCAAGGCCGCCATGATTGTGTTGACAAACGAGAACTTGAACGATGTGGTGACGCCAGGATTTTACAGTTCTGGCGGCGGCAACAGCGTAACAAATAAACCAAGTAACGTAGACCATTTTGGCTTGATTGTGATTCACCGGGCAAGTGGAAATTATTATACCCAGATCATTTACGGCGACAGTGCTGCTTACCGCCGCCATTGTGCAAACGGAACCTGGGGCGGATGGGTGCAGGACAAGCTGACAGATACCGACACTTGGCGCGGCATCCAAAACAATTTGACCAGCGACAGTACGACCGACAGTTTGAGCGCAGCGCAGGGCAAGGCGCTGAAAACCCTGGTGGATGGCAAGGCGGCTATGGGACATACCCATACTTGGGATAGCGTAACAGGCAAACCGAGCACCTTTACGCCGAGCAGCCATACACACGGGGTGATTAAAAATTTAAGTGTAAGCGGTACAACCATTACTTATACAAAGGACGATAACACGACCGGGACCATTACGACCCAGGATACCAACACGACTTATGGCACTTTTAAGGGAGCGACCACAAGCGAAGCGGGCAGTACCGGTTTGGTGATTGCGCCAGTGGCGGGCAATGCGAACCGTTATCTGCGCAGTGACGGAACCTGGGCTGTACCCCCGGATACGAATACAACCTATGGTGTGTTTGCGAAAGCGACCGCTGATGCGGCGGGCAGTACAGGACTTGTTCCGGCACCGGCCAAAGGCCAACAGACATATTACTTGCGTGGAGACGGGACCTGGGCTGTGCCGGCAAATACATGGCGAGGAATCCAGGACAACTTGACTTCGAGTTCGACCACAGATAGTCTGAGCGCGAACCAGGGCAAGGTATTGAAAGGTTTGATTGATGGTAAGGCGGCAAGCGGCCACACCCACAATTATGCTGGGTCCAGCAGTGCAGGCGGTGCCGCAACGAGCGCCAACAAGGTGAACAATGCTTTGACGATTAACCTGAATGGGACAAGCCAGGGTGCATGGGATGGCAGCAGTGCGAAATCTATCAGCATTACGGCAGCCAGTGTTGGCGCAACAAGTGTGACAATTAGCAGGTGGTGATTTTTATATGGGAGTTTATTTAGGAAGTACGCAGGTGGATATGCAGGGAGGTTTTGTGACTGGTGGTGCCAGTGGGGCGAGTTTGCAGAGCAAGACGGTTAGCCCCAGTGAGAGCGCACAGACGATCAAGGCAGACAATGGCTATGACGGTTTGAGCCAGGTTACAGTAAATGCAGTATCGAGAACTTATGTGGGAAGCGGCGTAACGAAAAAGAGTGCTGCGACTTATACGCCGGGAACGAGTGACCAGAGCATTGCATCCGGCCAGTATTTGAATGGAACCCAGACGATTAAGGGTGACAGCAATTTGACCGCCGGTAACATTAGAAACGGTGTGAAGATTTTTAATGTGACAGGCAGTTATGCTGGGAGCAGCAGTGGCGGAAGCAGCCCCAGGCTACAGACAAAAACCGCGACGCCTAGTGAAAGTACCCAGACCATCAGCCCGGACAGCGGGTATGATGGTTTGAGCTCCGTAACGGTAAACGCTGTTTCCAGAACTTATGTTGGTAGTGGCGTAACAAAGAAGGCTGCGGCAACTTACACCCCAAAGACCAGTGACCAAAGTATTGCGGCAAGCCAGTATTTAAGTGGTGCTCAGACCATTAAAGGCGATGCAAACCTGGTGGCCGGGAACATTAAGAGCGGTGTGAGCATTTTTGGTGTGACAGGAACTTATGCCGGCGGCGGGAGTTCCGGCGGCAGTGGCAATAACAACGTTGAGGCATACGTCATTACGAACACCAACCCCAGCGTTAGTTTTAAGCGCACTGACGGGGCAATCAAAATTTGGGGCTACGGCACCATGACCAGTTCCAGCGGCTGGGGCGGGCAGACTACGAGCCTGGTCGCGTTTGAGGGCGACAAGTACCACAAGAGCGCCATATACGGCGGCCCAAGCAGCACCAACCTGAGCCTAAGCATCAGCAACGGAAAACTGACTGGGTTGCCGAGTGGACTGACGGCGATCAGCGCGATTGTAACGAGAGGTATATGATTATGGCCACTGATACAAAGCTGGACAGTTTGGTAATTAACTACCTGACACAAAGCCAATATGATACGGCTAAGACAAATGGAAAACTGAACGCAAACCAGATTTATATGACGCCGGCAAGCAGTACGAGTTATACACTGCCGACCGCGACAAGTTCTACATTGGGTGGTGTTAAGATCGGCAATAATATCACGGTGAGTTCTGGCACGATTAGTTTAACAAAAGCAAATGTAACGAACAGCCTTATGGACGGACGTGGAAATGTTATCCTGGGAGAAAATTCTATTGACACAGTTTCTGCTGGTGCCGGAGCTGATATTGGGCCATCTCGCTCTTTGATTATTGGTACCGGAAACAAAGTTACTGGATTAAAAGGTGGAAATAATTATGCCACTTTATATTTCGGAGGATTGAATAGTGGCTTTGTTGGAGGAAATTATTGCGTCTCGACTTATGCTATTTTGTTTGACGGTTCTCCGACAAGTAATGTTTTAATTTTTGGTAATGGTACATCTTCCGCTAAAAGCAATAGCTTCCGTATTGATTATGGTGGTAAGGCTTACGGTGGAACCTATTCTTCTTCCGGCGCTGACTATGCGGAAATGTTCGAGTGGCAGGACGGGAACCCTGATGGGGAAGACCGGCGTGGCATGTTTGTGACGTTGGATGGGAAATACATTCGACTGGCAAACAGCAAAGATCTTTACATTTTGGGTATTGTATCCGGCAACCCGACTGTGCTGGGCGATACTGCTGAGGACCAGTGGGTTGATATGTACGAG